ATTCCGCCTTTTCGTAAGGTTGTTTCTTTGATGACTTACGGTGATGATAATATCATGACTGTCAAGGAAGGTTTTTCTGGTGTGAACCACACACGCATTGCTTCTGTGTTTGAGACCATGGGTATTAAGTATACTATGGCCGATAAGGACGCAGAGTCAGTTCCGTACATTCATTTGTCGGAAGCAAGTTTCCTCAAGCATTTTGCCGTTTGGGATGACGAATTGAAATTGTATCGTTGCCCTTGCGAGGATGGTTCGATTGCTAAGATGTTGCACTCTCATATGAAGAGTGATGTTCTCACTATGGAACAATCTTCAGCCGAAGCCATTTCGAACGCTGCGCTCAAATATTTTGAGTTCGGCCGAGAAGTTTATGAGGAAAAGCGTGGACAATTGATGGATGTGGCTCGTGAAGCGGGCCTCATGGGTTATGTTGCAGATTTGCCATCGTATGATGAACGCCTTGATTGGTATAGGGGCAAATTTTGCTTGGAATCTCAGTCGGGCAAGAAGAATATGAAACCTTGCACGAATAATGAGAAGGAAGAGCTTTTGCAGCTCAAGTGCATTGGAGAAGTTCAAATTCCGTGCATTGGGAAGGAGTATTCCTTCCCTGGAGGTCGTGTTGGCGATCTTCTTTTCCACGACGCTGCTGATGCATACTACATGGTTGTCGAAGTTAAGAGTTTCGAGGGTAAATCCCGGAGCACTAAGAAAACTTCGCGCTGGAAGGTGCGTCAACAAGCAAAGCAGATGGCTAGCGCCATGGCTGCCTTGTATCCTACGTGTATGATCGAAGGTTTTGTTTATTCCGAACAAGGATTAGAAACCGTGGTTACTCACAAAGGAGATGAAAGGAAGCGAAAAGAGCTAGTCGTGTGGAGAAAGTCCGACTAAGTCGGCTCAGCCCCGCTGGGAGGGCGTAAAATAGTCCCAGCTGTGCGTTGGATTCATGCACATTAAGTTGAAGAACCCGTTACAGGTAGTTACCACAAGTGTCACTAGTTTTTCTTGTCTGTGAGCTATGTAGGAAAACTGTAATGTAGACGTCGCCTCAGTGCGGAGCCCGTATTTACGGGATGTTTTGTCAACATAAAATGAGAATTACCCGACGTGCTGTGAGGCCAGCGCGGATGGGGACATGTTAAATGGACCTTAGTCAAATGAAAATGACAGATTATTATGGCGCTAAAGTGCCCCCCGTTGTCGATGGGGAAAATTTCG